GGACTCTATCAAGATCATTGATGGTAAGGGCACTGATAAGAATCAAGACGCAATTCCGGCAATGTTATCTGAGGCACTTGGTATATGCTTTGATAGTCACGTTGGTCACGATTATATCGAGGATGCCGAAAGCAGGTTCGAGTTCTACCATAGAGTGGAAGAAAAGGTTGCCTTGGATTTGGATATGTTCAACAAGATCACCAAGGGTGGTCTGAGTAACAAATCTTTGAGCGTAATTCTTGCAGGTACAGCAGTTGGCAAATCTCTGTTTATGTGTCACGTGGCAGCATCAACTCTAATGCAAGGTAAGAATGTACTTTACATAACAATGGAAATGGCAGAGGAGCGCATCGCTGAACGTATCGATGCAAACCTATTGAATGTTACCATTGACGATTTGCGAACTATTGACAAGGCAATATTCGATACACGGATAAACAAACTCAGCAAGAAAACGCAGGGTAAACTTATTATCAAGGAATATCCAAATGCATCGGCACACTCTGGACACTTCCGTGCACTGATCGAGGAATTGAGAATCAAACGAGATTTTGTTCCAGACATTATTATGGTTGACTATCTGAATATATGTGCATCTGCCAGAATGAAACTTGGTGCCAGCGTGAACTCATATACCTATATCAAATCAATTGCAGAAGAGTTGCGTGCTTTGGCAGTTGAGCATAATCTACCAATCCTAACAGCAACGCAAACCACTAGATCTGGGTTCACGAATACTGATATTGGATTGGAAGATACCAGTGAGTCGTTTGGATTGCCGGCAACTGCGGATCTTATGTTTGCCTTGATCTCCACCGAGGAATTGGAAGCACTGGGGCAGATTATGGTGAAGCAATTGAAGAATAGGTATTCAGATCTAAACTATTACAAGAGGTTCGTGATTGGAGTTGATAGAGCAAAGATGAAGTTGTTTGATGTAGAAGCGTCGGCACAAAGTAATATCTCAGATAAAGGTACGCAGGATAAAGATAAACCGGCATTTGATAACAGTGAGTCTGGAAAAAGAATACATAGTGAAGGGTTTGATGATTTTAAGTTCTAGGAGAAATATATGATTAAGACTATTATTGCTGAAAAGAAATACGATTGTAAAGAACTGATTGGTAAGTTCATAGATGAAAGACACTATGACTTATTGATTGAAGAGGATTGCGATGTTTATATGCCACCCGACTGCGATATAACAGTCAGTGCGGATTGTGACGTGCCAGGTGACTGCGCAACATGCTCCAATGCAACCAGTGAGAAAAGAATTGTATTCAAGTTCCGCAAGAATTACTTCAGCGAGAAAGAACAACAGATGGCATATGAGGGGTTGCGTGAAGCAGCGATCATTACTGAGAACAGGGGTTTAGCATCTGGTATCAAAGATGGTGTCATAGCAACAGGTGAAGGTCGTGAGTGGGTAACTAATTACCAAGAAGAATTGACCTCTGCCATACTTGCCCCAAACTACACATCATCTGCTTTGGATGAAAAAGATATTATTGATGTGATCAATGACAAGTATCCAACCGATGAAGATAAAAAGCGTGCCGGTGGTGAAGGTAAAAATAATGTTTGGGTGATCTCTAGATTCCGCAATGGAGAATTCTCCTTCCCAGATTGGGTGAAATCAATTCGTCCGATGAGCAAAGAAGATAGAATCAAATCGGTGAAAGAAATTCTGGATATGGTAAGTGAGACGACATATGGTTCTCCTGTCAATTCAGGCATTGCTGGATGGTTTGATCGATATCCACGTATACCATACGGTAGAGCAACTGGATACACCAGAAACAATTTTGAGAAGTTCAAGATGTCGTTTCCATTTCTGAAATCTCTTGCCAAGGGTTTCAAAGAAATGATGCCAAAGAGATACTCCAATCAAATGGCAGCAGCAAAGAAGATTGATCCAGAGTTCTTAGTTCCAGGCACTCCATTTACAACTATCACTGTGAACAAGACATTCAGAACTGCTGCTCATTATGATGCAGGTGACTTCACGGAGGGTCTATCAAACCTATTGGTACTATCCAATGATGGTAAGTTCACTGGTGGTTATTTGATCGCTCCGGAGTATAGAATAGCAGTCAATGTGCGTCCAGGTGATCTACTTCTGATCAACAACCATGAAGTGATGCATGGCAATACTCCAATTGTGTGCGAGGAAGGTTCTGAGCGTATATCACTGGTTGTTTACTTCCGCGAGAAGATGCTTGAATTGGGTTCCAAAGAATATGAAGATTGTCGTTATGCTTTCATTGAATCTCGTAGAACTAACAAAGATCATCCACTTCAACGCAAACTATGGAATGGTGTTAGTCCAGGATGTTTCTTATCGGATGACTGGAAAGATTATCTAGTCACTAATCTTGGTGTCGAGAAGGCAAGAAAATATGAACCAGAGTTGATGGAAGAGAAAACTTCATTGGAAGACTTCTTTTAATGTGTTCAGTCATTGGTGCATTGATCAAGAATCCGAAGAAAGAACATTTTGACATGATCAGAAAGGTATTCCTTGAATCTAGAATTCGAGGGTTACATGCCACTGGAATGTCTATTCTTCTTAATGACAAGATCTTAACATTCAAGGAACCAGTACCGGCAAATAAATTTATACATCTAGATGACCTGGAGGAAATGGTAAATGAAGATGGTAACCTATACCTCATAGGTCATTGCCGGTATAGCACCAGCGATTTAGAATTCAATCAACCAATTTATAATGAAACCTGTTCCGTTGTTCATAATGGAGTGATTACCCAAGAACTTTATGAGGACTGGGAACTGCTTCATGGATATACCTGCGAAGGCAAGAACGATACTGAGTTGTTGTTGAGATCTCTTGCTGACTACTCACCTTTGGAACATTGGAAACAATCCTCTATGTCTGTCTGCGAATTGCATATTGATAAGAAGTTGAGAGTTTATCGTAATGGTAAGCGACCTTTATATTTGACTAATATTCAAAATGGTAGTATAATTACATCTACTAGAGATATTTCCAGTAGAGCAAATATTGGCATTGCAACTGAGATCCCAATGAATACTTACCTTACGATAGATTCAGATCTATCAATAGTTGAGAATGTTATCAGTAGTTCTGCGATTGATCTACAAAATTATAATGGGGTTTGAATGTATAGTATTTCTGAATTTAGTTATGGCGTTGAATTAGAATACGGGGATTCATATCGCTTTTGTGAACTGCCGGATGGTGCCACTTGGAATGCCAAAGATAATACGTGTGTAAGTACCACTGGTATTGCCAATGATCCAGATGGCAAACTGTATGCATATGGTGGAGAAATTAATACTGCACCGACAATGACTATCGCCGAACAAATTGATCATATCGCAAGAATCAATTTGGCACTCAGTCCTGCTCCAGTCATAAACTACAGAAGCAATCTTCACATACATATTCGTGTTCCCGAATTACACAATGATCTGGAGTCATGCAAGAGACTATTGAGATATGTTGATCGGTACCAACAGCAAGTATTTGATACTATCCAACCTATTCCAACACCAGACAAAAATACTCTGCCACCAGATGTATATGCATGGGAATTGAAACGAATGAAGAGGCGGTATAGATCCCATCAAAACGTATTACCAAAGAAACGAGTTGCCGCAATGCTCCAAGCAACAAATGTCAAGGAGTTTTTCGAGGAGCATGCACATCGTAACGCAGCGGGTCAACCATCATGGTTCCAATGCCCACGGGCAGGAATAAACTTACGGCAAATGTGGGAAGAAACAAATACAATAGAATTCCGTCATTTCCCTGGTACCATGGATATGGTTGAGATGGAATCTTGTTTACGGTGGTGCCAGCAATTTCTAAATGCTGCACTCAATGAAGATGATCTTTCTCCCCGTGAATTCCACGCATTGGATATATGGAAATTCCCAGAATTCAAACCATATGAATTTGAAACAGAACAAATCTATCAGTGGACCAACTTCGATAACAACATCAAACGAGACATTGAAAAACGATTAACTGCACTACGAAAGGAAATTGATATTGATGCAATTGGAATAACAACTGCCAAAGATGTCTTTCCAATCATGAAAAAATTACAGGAAGTCGGGTTCTAATGCCAAATGAGGTAAATATGCAAATACATAATATAAATGAACATAATAATTTTATATCTGGGTGGTATATTGATCCATCTCTTTGTGATGAGATTATTGATGCGTTTGAACAACATCCAGAGTTACAGTATAATGGAATGTTAGGTACTCCACCTAGACTTGATACATATAAAAAGGATAGTGTAGATTGTTATCTGGGAAATTTTCCAGATTTAAAACGCAAGTATATCTCCATGCTTCAACCATGTGTAAATTTGTATATTGAGAAATATGGGTTTGTAAATGAGCATGGTCCATGGACTTTAACACAAGAAATTAACATACAAAAATATAAACCTAATGGTGGTTTCCATAAGTGGCATTGTGAGAGGACATGCTTTGCTCAGCCGAATGTATCTTTGCATTTAGTGTTCATGACATATTTAAACGATGTGGAAGATGAGGGAGAGACAGAATTTTATTATCAAAAACTTAAAATTAAACCAGAAAAGGGATTAACTTTAATTTGGCCAGTTGATTGGACTTTCACCCACAGAGGAGTGGCATCTAAAACACAAACCAAATACATTACCACAGGATGGTTTAATTTCGTTGAAAAAATATAAAATTACAGGAGACAGGTCTATGAAGGTATTGTTTGTTTGTCATGGTAATATCAACCGCAGTGCTGCCGGAGAAATTATCCTACAACGGTTGCAACCAACATGGGAAATCAAGAGTGCTGCCCTTAAAGATACTAAGGGTGGAGAGATAACTGCCAAGAAGATGCGGGATGCATTAACTGAGATGGGATACCCAGGTGAAGGTCTCCGCTCCACCCCAATAAGTCAGGAGTTGATCGATTGGTCGGACGTTATCTTCTATATGGATACAAGCAATGAAAAGAAATTGGAAGATAAGTTTAGTTCTTCTGTGTTCAAAAAGGCAATTCGAATTAGTAACTTGATTGGTATACCTAAGATCCCCGATCCAAATTTTGCGAAGGGTAATGAGTTACACAAACAGGTTATTACAATGCTTGAAGTTGCTCTTGGAAAATATATCGATGGACTATCGTCTTAAAGAAAATCGCAGAGAAGCATTTATCCGCTGGTACGCATGGTCCTTACAGTATAAGGATTGTGATCCAGCAGTGTGGGCAACCAATTACTTAAATGATCGTTACGAGCATAATGATGAGCAACGTCTTTGGTTGTGTTGGTTATATGGCAATACCTATTATCTACCAACTGCTTGGGTGTTGTTAAACGAATTTCCCGACTTTGAATTGGCCACTGTTGATCGTGTGACTCAATGGAACACTACCAACTACAAACGTCTTCGTTATCAAACAGACACCAAGTGGAACAAAGGTCATCTGCCAGAGATGTTTGCTTCGTATCAAAAGTTTATCGGCAACAAATCACAACGTGAAGTATTGGAGAGTTATTATGGAGACAACGAGAGCAGAAATTTTGACAACCTGTGGACACACATTAAAGGCGATCTGCATAAGTTTGGTCGTTACTCCACTTGGTTTTATCTTCAGCATCTTAAGCATACCGCTGGTATTCGGATCAATCCTACTTCTCTTATGTTGGATGACTATTCTGGTTCTCGCTCTCATCGTAATGGGTTGCTTTATGCCCTCGGCAAAGATGACCTTTGTGATACAAAACTTACTAAGTCGGAATATGCTGGTCTTGAAAGCGAGTCAACCTCAATCCTTATGGAAACGAAATCCCGTTTCCCAGATCTAGCAGATCTGGTAGATTTCTTCACTATGGAAACTGCGCTGTGCGCGTTCAAAAAGATATTCCGTGAACGTCATGGCAGGTATCTGGGATATTATCTGGATAGACAATCAGAAGAAATTAAGAAGGTGGAATCGGATGGGTGGTATGGTATTGAGTGGGAGGTTCTCTGGCAGGCACGGGATGAAACTCTTGATACTAGACTTGCAACCAATAATGACATTGCAAAAGAAAAGTTTACTTATTTTGTGAACTCAGGTAGAATAGAACATATGGATTGGATGTTTGATGATGAGAAACCTATACAAATTGGATTGGAGGCATTTCTATGAGAAAGATTATTGCTATCGGTGGAGTTCCTGGAACGGGTAAGACAACCCTGTTCCGTAAGTTTATGGAAGGTAAAACATGGGAACGGCGATCCCCAACAAAATTAGTTGAAACGCATTATTGCACAGAACTTGATTTACATATTTTAGGAAAGTATGAAGAGGGTGAAACCTATGCGGGAACTGATAAACTAGGAATGTCTTGCCAACCAAATATGCAAAAATGGATTGAAAGTATAAATTCAAATATCCTTTTTGAGGGAGATCGATTAACGAACAGCAAATTTTATAATTTTCTACTGGAATTACCAGATACCGAAGTGAAGTTTGTCATCTTGAAAACCTCTAAAGATATTCTACAAGATAGATATATCACTAGAGGTTCCAATCAATCTGAAGTTTTCTTGAAGGGTAGAGACACTAAAATCGATAACATATTGTCAAATCTGGAATATATGGATACAATAATAGAATTTCGTAATGAAACTATGCAAGACCAAGCAATCATATTGTCGTATCTCGAAGAACATCTGTTTTCCGTTTAATCCACGACAATTTTTTTAAATTGGACATTTTCTGTTTGGTTTCGGCAGAAAGAGTTCTGCCTTTATTCCTATCGGATATTTTCTGTTTAGTTTCAGCAGAATGAGGTTTGCCTGGTTTGCCTTTCTGAGCATCAGATATTTTCTGTTTGGTTTCAGTGGAACGAGGTTTGCCTTTCTTAGCATCAGATATTTTCTGTCTGGTCTCGACTGACATATTTTGTTTTGAGGCAGACATTTTTTGTTTACTTTCAGCAGAATGAGTTTTGCCTTTCTTAGCATCAGACATTTTCTGTTTGGTTTCAGCAGAAAGAGTGGTGCCTTTCCTTGGACTAGGACCACTATTTCTAAACTGTTTATGTTCACCTAGATGATACCGTTCATTCAACAGTAATGGGTTTTCCCAATTATCGAATATCAACTGCTGTTCAAATGTATATGCGTGACTTGAATCAAAGAACTCCGCAACAATGGTCCAGGTATAATTCTCCCAATCTGGTCTAACTTTCGTAGATGAGGTCTTATATTCAGGTAAATCTAGGTGGGATGGTGTGTTTAGTTTTACGTTTGCCATCCTATACCCAATGTAAAACTGGTTGGTTTCTTTGTGGGTACATATGTATACGTATGGTACTGCTTTGTCGGACGAATAAATAGTCATGCTGACTCTCCTTGGTGGGTTAGAGGTCTTGGATGTTTCCGCATCGCGAAGACCATTTTTATTGATTTGACTTTATACCCAGTTTCAGGTATACTATTATTTATAAGAAATAAAACTTCAGAATGGAAAAACTTGAATATAACTGCCCCTATTGTTACGAATGGGTGCTTAAAACAGACTTTAGGAGTCATCAACTCAGTCATTGGAACGATCCCAAGGTAAACAAATCTCCGGATACATTGGATGAACTGAAACAGAGATTTATTTTGATCGGAGGGTGGGATGAGAGGTAAGAAATTATAAATAGGTAAGGTCATCATTGTTTTAGGAGTGCTACATGCATAACTATTTTATCAATAACGATGTGAATTTCCTTGATATAGTCGATTTAAAAGGTTACCCGTTCAACCCTGTTTACGTCACCAAATTTCTACAGAGAACAGATATAACAGATACCATTGCTCTGAACAAATACTTCTCCAAGTGGCGTGTGAAGTTTCAATTTGAAGAACATAGCAAACTTAGGAATCAAGACATAGTGGTATCTGCCCAGTATGATTATGAAGTGAACAGCATATTGATTTTCGTATCAAGCAAGAAAGGCATCAAGTTTGTGAACATGACTGATGCCAAGAAATCAAAGTTGGGATATGATATTATCCTGGCAGTCATGCACGAGATGGTACATAGAAAGCAGTTCCACCATCGTCATGACTATAATGATTATCACTATGAATTTCGCAAGACTGGTGATAAGAAACTCGATCAAGAATATACCTATTACAGTGATGTGGACGAGGTGTTTGCCTATGCCCACTGTATCTATTCAGAGTTGAAGACAGAGTATCCTGATCTAAGCATTGCAGAGATACTGAAGAAAAGGAAATTACATTCACCCACACTTGCGACCTATAGGGAAATGTATACTAATAACAGTGATACCTTTTCGCAATTACATAAAGAAATATTCCGGTGGGAGAGAAAATATAATGAAGTCATTGGTGAAAGAGGTTTAGAGTGATTGATAGATGGTTCCCAACATTAATCTACAGTGAAACTCTTTCGGGGAATGATAATAAACTCATTTCCAATTATTGCGAAGACATTAGAAATAAGTATCCAGCAAACCATCAGTGGAGATGCAATACATATTCTAGTATGAATTCTGGATATAAAATATATACAGATGAATATTTTAATTCTCTAGTTTCTACAATTACTAATAAAGTTGGTGAATTTTCTCAATTTTACGGAATGGGTAACTGTGATATTCGTGTGGACGATGGCTGGATTAATATTTCAGGTAAGGGTGATTATCAAGAATATCATCAACACGCAGGAAGTCATTTCAGTGCAGTGTATTATGTTTCTGCACCAGAAAATTGCGGTGACATTGTTTTTAGAAGTTATGAAGCAAACTTTGATATGTTCCCATTAAATCCAAAGGAACTTAATGAGAATACCTTTAAAACTACATCATATAAAGCAGTTGAATCTAACTTACTTATTTTTAGATCAAGTCTTTTGCATATGGTAGAGATGAATAATTCCGCAGAAACAGAAAAAAGAATTAGTATTGCAATGAATTTTATAGTGAGATAAATATGATGTGGAGTTTGGTTTAGATGCATTTATGAACTTTTCTGCGTATCTAAAGTAATGGCAACGATAGAAGACTTATGGATTGGAATTACATAAAGAAATATTCCGGTGGGAAAGAAAATATAATGAAGTCATTGGGAAGTAGAACACGAATAAATATGATGTTAGATGCATTTATGGGGTAATAGAGATGTCAGTTTTAGCATATAATGATTTTTTCAAATTAGCAACTAAAGCAGATAAGGGCATATCAAGAAAGGAAAAATTTTGCGCAAAAATTAGAAACAGTAATATTGGATCTACAAAATTTGAACCAACATTTACTATGAAAGATAATACAACTGTAATATTTCCAATTGCCGGAAGAGATCCAATTTCCATATCTAATAAAACATCTTTATCTTCTTTGTATGCAATTAAACCTACAGGAGAATCAGCAGAACGACAGAAATATAATACAATAAAATTTAAGACATCTGATGGTAAAGTGTATGGGATGAGTTCGTTTGTTAAGACTAAAGAATTTGGTGGGGGTGGAGGATCTGGAGGTGGTGCAGATGTCACGAAGTATACAGAAAGCGGGCAATGTTATGTTTGTTCTCTTGTCTTTAATGTTTTAGATCATGAAATAAAAACTGCAGAAGATTTTTCATATGATAATCTGGTAAAGTCTGTATCATATTGTGATACTGGACTAGTAACTTTAGATAATATCATTGAAAAAGTTGGTGGGGATTATGATTGGACTTGTTCTATGATAAAAACTGCAAATTTTCTATATTCCAAATACAGAAGTAAATTCCTGGGCAAAATTTATTTTCACAGAGATTCCGATTTTATGAATAAAATTTATTCTTATCATAAAGAATGTTTAAAAATAAATCCAGTTTTAGGTTCTTTTGATAAGAATAAATGGAATCCTGGGGACATTTGGATGACCACATTTGTTGGTACCCAATTCCTACCTGAATTGCCGACTACCACCTGGCCAGATTTAAACGGTACGGTATATGAATTAGCATGCAAGAATAAATTACTAGGTGTCTCTCTAAAGAAAGTTACAGGTGCATCTGTATCATTGGAGGAATATAATAAACCAAAAGTTAAAAAACATCAATATACATATGGGAGTTATAGACTCTCTGCATCATCAAATGATTTTTTTAATTCGATTGATATGTATATGAATATTAGTGGGATTGAAATTCAATTTAGGGCAACTGCCACTATAAAAAGTTGGCAGGGAGAAGTGAAAGGTGGTAGTGCCGCAGGTGGAAAGATTGGCGGCGGTAATGTGAATGCATATCTAAAAAAACATACCGGTAAAAATTTATTCGAATCCAGTGAATCTGAGGTTTTTTCCTTTACCAAAACTACAGGATTTATGAAAGAATTTTTCAGATTATACACTTTGTATTATAATGGTGTTAATAAATTACTCGATTTTACTGCGTTTCAAGCAGCCGCTAAAGCAAAGGATGCTGACTCACCAGGATCATTCTACTTCTCAAAATATATGAATTTAAAATTTCTTGATATATTTTTAAATTCTGGGTGCCAGAACAAACTTGCTTCAGATTTTATGTACTACGCAAAATCAAATTTAGAAGAAAGTTCTTATTTCATAAAGGTATCATAGTAAATAGTCCTTGACTTTAATTCAATAATAGGGTATAATGTAAGCATAATGAAGAAGTTCCTAGAATTCATATCTGAAGCAAACGAACAGGGCAGTCTCACGGTATTCGATATCGATGATACCCTATTCCACACCACTGCCCAGATAGCAGTTATCAAGG